TGCGGCTTGTCCATGTGCCATAGAGAGCATTGCAAGATTAGCGTAAATAAACCGAGAAGCACAAAACCAGTTACTATCTGTATTTACAGCCCCATCAACACCATCTCGTGCATGAGCCGCGTTGATCGCTTCATAGTAAAAATTTCCAGCACAAGCAGTTAGGTCTGCAATTGGATTGTGTGTAGACGCCGTAGAAACTGGCAAGCCATTTTTAATTGAGCTACCGACAAATCCAGAACCTATTGGGTTTTTAGAAATCTCATACTTATCGACAAAGTAGCCCTGCTTAATTACCCCGCCATCGATGAACACTCTCGGTAGAAAGTACCCTGCTACATTAGCTGTCGCTTCGTCGGCATATGTTGAGTAGTTAACCGCGCTTATTTCGTTAACACCTAGACCATTTGATCCAGTCCCCACTTTTGCCCAATGAATCGGTACCCAACAAACAATCGATCCTTCCTGGAATTGATAATTACCGTAGTTGTCATGTCCCATCGTCTCAGTGCCAAGGATGTGTGACATCCCCTGAGGCAGGAGATCGGCAGGACATATCCCAACACCAAAACCCTGCTGTCCCGCAATGCCTATGTCGTTTTCTGGTGCGTAGAGTTCGTTGAAATTTGCTTGGATATTATCAAAGTTTGTGTCTAAACTAGCCCTTGAGCCAGCAGTATCTATTGTTACTATTTTCTGGCTCATATGTAATTCTCCAAATTTTTGTAATTAAAAGTGTCGTTTTCTTGAAATATCTTTTTTGCCCCTCAGTGATTAAGTCGTACAGTTCATACGCAGTTTTTCTAATCTGATTCGACAGCGCGTATTTTTCGTGCGCTGGAAAGTGATTAACGTAAACATTTAACAGCTTGACGGTTTCTATAAACTTCCTGTTAAGGGCAGGTTCCGACATATTAAATCCTTATTACCGTAGCGCTATCGCGCTACTACACAGGGAAACAGGCAAAGCGACAAGACGTATCGCTGCGCGAATACGACCGATGGTTGTACCAATAGGAACTCCAAACGCCCGACCGAGAACCGTCGCCCCAATCCAGGCCGGACCGCACGCATAGCTCGTTACGTAATTGGTAGTTATAAATCCCATCCTTACCGAATTGGTCTGTACCTAGTTCGCTTTGTCCGTTGAGATCTTTTGGCATTCCAAGTGATCTAAGAGTTGTTTCGTTACCGGTTAACACTTCTGACAGGACTTGATTCACTCCCGATCCCATCCTCTTCCAAGCACCAGCGGACATATATGGGATATCAAAAGCTGTCATATTAGCCGCAATACCAGCAGCTCCCCAATGGTCCGTAGCCAGTGAATTTCCAGCAGTAAATTTCCTCATTTCTGTGGACTCGTTGGCGGCAAAATAATCTATGCCGTCTGACGTGACACCAATTGAGATCTCATACATGTTTCCGTTCAGGTCAGCAACTCCACAATTTTGTCCGTTGTGTGTGGTTTTAGCAAACGGGACACCTGATCCTGTTAATCCGCAGTTGGGATATCCGTCAGATGTGTAAGATACTGTGCCGTCATCTGTATCACCGAGAGCGTTATTATTGTTGCCTTTGGGATAATTTGTTACGTCTGCTGCGTCGTGCCAAGCGCAGTAAGTTGTAGATACTGCGGCTTGTCCATGTGCCATAGAGAGCATTGCAAGATTAGCGTAAATAAACCGAGAAGCACAAAACCAGTTACTATCTGTATTTACAGCCCCATCAACACCATCTCGTGCATGAGCCGCGTTGATCGCTTCATAGTAAAAATTTCCAGCACAAGCAGTTAGGTCTGCAATTGGATTGTGTGTAGACGCCGTAGAAACTGGCAAGCCATTTTTAATTGAGCTACCGACAAATCCAGAACCTATTGGGTTTTTAGAAATCTCATACTTATCGACAAAGTAGCCCTGCTTAATTACCCCGCCATCGATGAACACTCTCGGTAGAAAGTACCCTGCTACATTAGCTGTCGCTTCGTCGGCATATGTTGAGTAGTTAACCGCGCTTATTTCGTTAACACCTAGACCATTTGATCCAGTCCCCACTTTTGCCCAATGAATCGGTACCCAACAAACAATCGATCCTTCCTGGAATTGATAATTACCGTAGTTGTCATGTCCCATCGTCTCAGTGCCAAGGATGTGTGACATCCCCTGAGGCAGGAGATCGGCAGGACATATCCCAACACCAAAACCCTGCTGTCCCGCAATGCCTATGTCGTTTTCTGGTGCGTAGAGTTCGTTGAAATTTGCTTGGATATTATCAAAGTTTGTGTCTAAACTAGCCCTTGAGCCAGCAGTATCTATTGTTACTATTTTCTGGCTCATATGTAATTCTCCAAATTTTTGTAATTA